TGCCTTTAATGCCAATCAAGGTCTCATGGATCTTAATGTCACTGACGCTGACGGCGATGAGATTATCAGACAAACTGATCGAGTATTTTCTTATCAGCCAGGTAAGAGCTTGCTGGTGATGAACACGTTTACGATGAATCAAGCAAAGGCAAACCTTCGTCAGCGCGTTGGTTACTTTACAAAAGACAACGGCGTCTACGTAGAACAAGATGGAACAACTACGTATCTTGTAAAGCGCAGCGCAGTAACAGGCTCTATTGTAAATATACGAATCGCGCAAAGCGATTGGAACGTAGACAAGATGAACGGCACTGGTCCGAGCGGAGTGACTCTTGATATGAGTAAGTCACAGATCTTATGGACAGACGTTGAGTGGCTTGGTGCCGGTTCTGTTCGTATAGGATTTGTCATTAACGGCCAGTTTATCTGCTGTCACATCTTTCACCACGCAAATGAGATCACTGGCACTTACTTTACTACAGCGTCACTGTCATGTAGATATGAGATTACAAATACTGGCGCTACATCTGGCCCAAGTCAACTAAAACAAATCTGTTCGACTGTATTGTCAGAGGGTGGCTATAATCTGATCGGATTGACTCGTTCTGCTGTAAACCCACTTACAGGTAAAAATCTTACAAACAGTGTCAATAATCCAATGGTATCTATTAGATTAAGATCTGGTAGAACTGATGCAGTGGTCACACCTAGACTAATATCGCTGTATGGTATTCAATCTACAGCTTTCAACTATAAGATCATCAGGGGCGGAACGTTAGATAGTGCTAGTGTAAGTTGGGTTATAACTGATTCGAACAGCAGTGTTGAGTATGATATTTCAGCCACAACTATGACAGGTGGTACAACACTTTATGAAGGAATTTTTAAAGGTCAAACTAGTTCAACGGTTTTTGACTTAGAAGAAGAGTTTAATCATAGTTTACAATTAACGCGCGGCATCATTACTAATGATAGTGTAGGAGATACTCTTACCATAACATGCACACCGACGACAAACAACGATGATGCTGTAGTATCACTAACATGGCAAGAAAGAACATCATGATAAAATTTAAAAACTTTATCACAGAGCAAAAAAACACTCATATGACACACATAGAGGATAAGGTTCTCTATGGTGGAGTAAACGGAACGCGTCAGGCAATTATTGCTTTAAGATCTCTGAGAGACATGTTAGCTGGAGTACATGAAGGAAAGGTGTCAGTCAAGTGGGACGGCGCACCGGCAATCTTCGCAGGCATCGATCCAAGAGACGGCAAGTTCTTTGTAGCAAAGAAAGGTATCTTCAACAAGGAGCCTAAAGTCTATAAGACAAATGCAGATGTTGATGCAGACACATCCGGCGATCTTGCTGTGAAGCTCAAGCAGGCGCTGAAGCACTTACCAAGCTTAGGAATTAAAGGTGTAGTTCAAGGAGATTTTCTTTTTTCAAAGGCAGACATAAAGAAAGAGAAAATCAAGGGAGAGGCGTACGTTACGTTCCATCCTAACACAATTGTTTATGCCGTGCCTGATAACACGCCAGAAGCTAATGAGATCAAGAACGCTGAGATAGGAATCGTCTGGCACACCACTTATAGCGGAAGCTCATTTGAATCGATGAAGGCGTCTTACGGCGTTGATGTGAGTAAGTTTAATAAGTCTCCAAAGGTTTGGTCACAAGACGCAATGTTGAGAGACATGACTCGCTACACTATGTCAAAGAAAGACACTGAAGAAGTGAACGAGTACTTGTCAGATGCAGGAAAGATATTCAATAAGATATCATCAAGTACGCTGCGTGAACTAGAAAACAATCCTACTCTCGCAGGAACGATTGAAACATTTAACAACACATTTGTTCGAAAAGGACAAGTCATCACGGACACAAAGAAACATGTTGATAATCTTATTCGCTATATTCAGGAGAAACATCAAAAAGAAATAGAAGCAGCGAAGAGCGAAAAAGGTAAAGCCGCTCGAGTACAAAAGATGAAGGATGTACTAAAGTTCTTCTCTCCATCTAATAAGGCTAACCTTAAGTTAATGTTTGATCTGCAAAAATTCATTGTTCTTGCAAAATTAAAACTTATAAATATATTACAGCGACTATCATCGACTTCAACGTTCTTAAAGACAAAGAATGGATTTAAGACGACTGGACAAGAAGGGTATGTTGCGATAGATACACTTGGTGGTGACGCAGTGAAAATTGTTGACCGTATGGAGTTCTCATACGCCAACTTTTCACCAGATATATTAAAAGGATGGGATAAACCAACGAGGACGTAATGTTAGACTTTAAAGATTTTATTGTTGCCGACTATCGTCCGGGAGAACCGGACATCATTAAGTACAGAGCTCAGCGTCGAAGACACATCGGTGAAGATGTTGAACAGACCGATGAAGCTCTGACAGTCCCTCAGCGCTTAGCTCGTAAGCGCCAGATGATGAGAACAAAGGCAAAGATCAAGCTTGGCCGAGAGCGCGCCAAGAGACGCTTTGCTTCAAAAGAAAAGCTTGAGAAGAGAGCGATAAGACAAGCTCGAATGAAGATCTTCAAGAAGCTTACAAAAGACATTCCTAAAGACGAACTTACATACGCGCGCCGAGCCGAAATTGAAAAGCGGTTAGAGAAACCAGCTTTAAAGCAGAGGATTAAGATGATGGCTCGAAGAATGTTCCCTCAAGTTCGCAAGCAAGAAGTTGAAAGAAAGAGAAGACAGGCAAGTTCATGATCAGCTCTTTTAAAAACTATCTTGTTGAAGAAGAAAAGACCGTATACTTTACGTTCGGTCGAATGAATCCACCTACGGTTGGTCACGAGAAGCTCTTAAATGCCTTGTCTTCTAAGTCAGGTAGTAATCCGTACAGAGTCTATCTCTCTCAGTCTCAAGATAAGTTAAAGAATCCACTGTCTTATAAAGACAAGATCAAGTTTGTTCGCAAGATGTTTCCGCGACACGCTCGGTCTATCATGATGAATCCTAAGGTTAAGACTTTTCTTGACGCTGCAGTTACGCTGTATGACGAAGGATTTAAGAACATAGTCATGGTTGTTGGTGACGATCGAGTTAACGAGTTTGACATACTCTTAAAGAAGTATAACGGTAAGAAGATTCGAAATGGATTCTTTAACTTTGCTCGCATCAACGTAGTTTCAGCTGGACAGAGAGATCCAGACTCAGAGGGCGCAGAAGGCGCCTCTGCAACAAAACAGAGGCAGGCTGCAAAAGATAACGACTTCACTACGTTTGGCCAAGGCTTACCGAAGAACATGTCTAACGCAGACGCTAAGTCGCTGTTCAATGCCGTTCGCGGCGGAATGGGTTTAAAAGAAACAAGAGACTTTACGAATCACGTTCGTCTTGATAAAGTCTCAGACACTCGTGAAAAGTATGTGAGCGGAGATCTTTTTCAAGTTGGAGACAGAGTGAAGGTGCTGTCAGACGATACGACTGCAACAGTCAAGCACCTTGGCTCAAACTATGTAATCATTGAAAGCAACGGAACCACTAAGCGTGTCTGGCTTGAAGCGGTCAAGAAGATTGAGTACACAAAAATAAGTAATCACAATGAATCAACGAGCTCGCCTCAGGATCCGGACATTGGACACCGTAAAGGAACTCAACCTAAAGCTTATCACGCTGGACTATCAAAGGCGACAAAGATTCGAAGAGACGCTCAGTTCAAGAAGCAGTCTAAGATGGATGATAATAATCCTAGAGCTTATAAGCCAGCTCCAGGAGATAAGACTGCAGAGACTAAACCAAGTAAATACACTCTAAAGTTCAAGCAGATGTATGGTGAACAGAGCTCTGCTGTTGATGTTGCAAAGAAAAGAATTGAACAAGAGAAGAAGTCAGACGCTAAGCGTCATGACAGAATGCTCGATCGAGCTCGATTAAGAGACACTGCAAGCTTAAATAGAAGAACAACATGATTAGTTTAAAAAATTTTATTCGAGAAGCAGAGTCTTGGGAAGCTGGATACAAGCGTAGAGTTGTAAAAACAACTGACGCCGATCACAAGGCAAAGGGGTACAACTGGAGAATCAAGGGTAAAGAGAGACCTGAGATCTCTATCAAGTTGTATAAGAATAAACCTTCTCAGTCTGAGTTTAATAAGCAGATGAGAAGAGTTGCAGGACACGAGTTTGGGAAATGATATGATAAGCTTTAAGAGTTTTATTGACGAAAGTGCTACCACTACGGCGCTAAAGAACAAGGCGGCAAAGTCAGGTATATCTGTTGGAACTCTTCGCAAAGTTTATAATCGAGGAGTAGCGGCTTGGCGCACTGGTCATAGGCCAGGAACTACACCAGCCCAGTGGGGAATGGCTCGAGTTAATTCTTACATAACAAAGGGTAAGACTTATCACACGGCAGATAAAGATCTAAGGAGTTAAAAATGCCACTTAAAGTATCGCATGGAATCGGTGCGTGGATCAAAGACTTTCAGAAGTCAGACGCTCCACAGTTTAAAGGTAGGTCTGACAAAGAGCGTAGAGATCAAGCAATCGCTGCATATCTTTCAGCCAAGCGCGCTCAGAAAGAAAGCAACGGAGAGGCGCCGTTTTCTGGCCCATATAAGAAGAAACCTTCGGTTATACCCGGTAAGTATGGTTCTGGACCTTCAACGGCAAAGCACCTTGCAAAGACTGGATTAAAGCAGGTTCAACAGAAGCCGAAGAAAGTAAGTGAGCAAGCGCCAGTTGCTCCAGTTCCAGATAGAAAGTATATTAAGGGAACTAAAGAGTATCAAAAATATATGTCAACAAAGAAGCCAAGAACTGGTCACCCTACTAATGAAGAAGTTGATGAAAGCATCGCCAGCACAATCGGCGGTGCGCTTGGTCAATACGCTGGATCAAAGATGGGTCTTGAAGGACCAGGTCGCGCTCACGGAGAACTGCTAGGAAGATCTATTGACTATAATACGAGAAAATTAATTAAAAGATTATTTGGCAAAAAGAAAAGTAATGTGAAAGAAAAAGCTGAACAAGTAGATGAGGTTCTTGATTCTCCAGGTAAGTTTATGTCTTATACCACAAAAGCTGCAGCATCAGGATTAAAATCTGCAGTCATGGGAACAGGCAAGTTTAGAAAAAGACAAGCCGGCATTCAAAGAGCAGTAGATAAAACTAAAGCAAAAATCAATAGGGAAGAAGTTGAAATCGATGAAGTCAGCGCAGGATTAGCAAAGAAAGTTGCACAAGCGAGAGATAGAAGCGCAGTAGCAAACAGATTAACACCTACTCAAACAAGAAGATTGAAAATGAAGGATAGTGGTGGTGACCCAGATATGAATGCCGCTAAAGCACTCAAATCAGCCATGAAGCGTGGTGCTAAGAATGTCTATGGTGAAGAAGCAGAGACTTCAAAACTTTATAATTATGCATTTGACAAGTACGCTGACATTACTTCTGGTAAAAACAAAAAAGATAAAGCAAAAGCACCTGGGTATGAGAAGATAGCTAGAAACGCTTTTAAGATGGGTATATCAAGACCAATGAAAAAACCCAATCTTCCTGAAGACATTGGCGAAGAGACAACCTTTGAAGTAGAGGTTGATGGACTTCCAACGATGTATATCAAGGCCAAGTCGCAGGGAGAAGTAAAAGCAAATCTTCGTAAAATCGTAAAGCAACCGTCATTGATTCAAAACGTAGAGAGAATCACTGATGCAGAAGTTAAAAAGGTTTTTAGGTCTAAGGCTCAAGGTAGAGATGAGGAAGAGACTCAAGAGTCTTATAAAAGATTTTCTTCTTTCAGGGGTGGCAAGTAAATGAAGAATCTGTGGAAAACATATCTTAACGAAGTTGCTAAGTATGACTGGGGAACAGATGAAGCGACTCGTCACGCAAAAAAGATGACACCCGGCCAGAACGAACAGAGTAACAAAGATCCTGGTGAGTATGATCAGGAAGGAGACATGGCTAAAACTCAGCTACGTACAATTGCAGACGCTGCAACTGAACTGCATGACATGCTAGATGATAATGAAAACATGCCTGAATGGGTTCAAAACAAGATCACAAAGGCACAAGACTACATTGACTCTGTACGAGACTATATTAAGTCGGAGAAGAGTAATGGATAGGCCAGAAAAGTTTAAAAGTTTCAGAGAAGATCTTATTGATGATGTGTGTGAGTGCACAGAGATGTATGAAGATCTTGAAATTGAAGAGGCTACGTATCAAGGAAAGTCTGTCAAACTGAACGATCCAATAAGATCATCTGATGGAAAGAAGAAGTTTCATGTTTACGTTAAGAACGATAAAGGCAACATTGTAAAAGTTGGATTCGGTGATCCAAACATGGAAATCAAGAGAGATGATCCAAAAAGAAGAGCTTCCTTTCGAGCTCGTCATAATTGTGACAACCCAGGTCCTAAATGGAAAGCTAGGTATTGGTCATGTTACCAGTGGAGAGCTGGAGCAAAGGTAGATAACTAAAATGACAATTCTAGAAGAACACATCAATAACGAGACAACTCGTCTCGATCGTATTGAAACTAAGATAGATAAGCTATCTGACGCAGTTGTTGCAATTGCTCGAGCCGAAGAGAAGTTAGCTAATCTTCAAGGCGATCAAATTAAACTATATGATAGAATGAACAGATTTTCAGAGAAGCTTGATTGTATTGAAGCTTCTGTAGTAAAGAACGAATCATCAGTTAAGCTGATTAATTTTTTGTTAAGCACAATCGTTGTTGCCGTCGCTACAGCATTAGCAATGCTGTTTATCAACTAAGGAGAAAAGAAAAATGAAAAGATTAAGCGAATATACCTCAAAGAGTGGTAGATTCGTCGACGAAGCTCGAGGAGCAGAAAGAGCTGATAAAGAGTTCATGGTTAAGTTTGAAAAGAACGGCGGCGGAGTTATGGTTCGATCATATATGGGTAAGAGCCCACTTGATGTTGAGTCGAAAGCAAGAGTTGATGCAAAACGCATGGGCGCTAAGGTTGCTTCGGTTCGATTGAAAGAAGAAGTTGAAGAACTTGATGAACTTTCAAAGTCTACTCTTGCATCCTACGCCAAAAAGGCAATGCATTCTTCTCGCATAAAACAAAAAATTGCTAAAGATTTTGAAGCAGGTGCTCAAAGGGCAAGAAGACCAGATATGAAAGCGGCCGCACAAGAACTTAGTAAGAAATATCAAGCAAAATCAATGAAGCGTGAAGTTGGTGTTGGTAAAGCAATTGACCGGCTTGCAAAAGAAGAATTTGAACTTACCGAAGAAGAAATTCTTGCACTTGATGAAGCAAAGAACCCATTAGATCATGGTTGGAAATCTTCAAAAGAACCTGGTGTAATGACAAGACAAAAAGTTGGTGAAGGCGGTCATAGAGAGTACAAGATAAAACATGCAGGGCAGACTGTTCAATTCAAAGTACCTTTTACTCAAGATAAAGAACACGGCCTTTCTCATCATCTCTCTAGAATAGATCACGAAGGAATTCGTAAACATTTAACAAAAAAACACGGAGCGGCTGGTCGCAATAGTTCAACACTATTTGGCGCAAGTCATTCTGATATTGTTTCTGGTGCTAAAGAATGGATGACAAAGAATTCTGTAAAAAAAGAAGAAGTAGAACTTGATGAAGCAAAAGTTGATAGAGGACTTTCTGATGAAGACAAAGTTGCAGCCAGAGCAGCAAGAGGTTATGACGGTCGCCCAGTAAACCCAGGAAATACATCTGGTGGACAATTTCGAGGGAAAGGTCCTTCTCCTTATAAAGATGCCTATGTCGCAAAACAGGGTCCTCGCAAGGGAAAGATTACTCAGATGGCTATTGATAGAACAAAGGACAAAATTAAATCTCGTTTGAACAGAGAAGAAGTTGAATCACTTGAAGAAAAGAATGTACCAACTTCACCAGAGAAATGGTCACGAGCCAAAGCAATGGCAAAACAGAAGTTTGATGTATACCCTTCTGCATATGCCAATGGTTGGGCTGCCAAGAAATACAAAGAGATGGGTGGTGGTTGGAAGTCTGTAAGTGAAGAAGTT